TTCATATAAAGCATCTGGAATTCCTTTTTTCATATACACTCACCATCCTTGTTTGAGTAATATATTAGAACGAAAAACGACAAAGAATTCCTTTATATAAAAAGAATTCCTCTTTCATCATAGACCGACTCGGTTATTTCTCCCTGTCCACATCTAAGTGCCCTGTCCAGTGCCATAATCAATGCAATGGCGCCGTCAATCTTCTCCGTGGACTTGGCCTTGTCTGCCTTAATGTTTCCTGCAGGGTCTGTGCGGATGCAGATGTTGTCCATGTTCCACCTGAGCACCGGGTGTCCTCCATGGGCGATTTTCTTCTCCAGCGTCAGCTTCATCAGCTCCTTTGTGGGAGGTGACATGGAGACAAATCCCTGGCCCAGAGGCACAACAGTGAAACCCATACCTTCCAGATTCTGCACCATCTGGACAGCGCCCCATCTATCGAAGGCGATCTCCCTAATGTTGTATTTCTCTCCAAGTTCAGCTATGAACTGCTCAATGAATCCATAGTGCACGACGTTGCCTTCCGTGGTCTTGATGAAGCCTTGCCGCTCCCAGATGTCATATGGAACGTGATCTCGCTTTACCCTCAGCTCCAGCGTCTCTTCAGGAACCCAAAAATAAGGAAGAACATAGTATGGCTCATCTTCACTTCCGGGTGGGAACACCAGTACGAAGGCCGTGAGGTCGGTGGTGCTGGAAAGGTCCAATCCGCCATAGCAGACACGCCCCTCAAGTGCCTCCGAGTTGACAGGAAAAGCACAGGCGTCCCATTTCTCCATCGGCATCCATCTGACCACCTGTTTCACCCATTGGTTCAAACGAAGCTGCCTGAAAGAGTTCTCTTCTCCTGGATTTTGCTTTGCCGATTCACATGCCGCTTCAACCTTATCAATGCCGACTGTGATACCAAGTGAAGGATTGGCTTTCTTCCAGACTTCTGGATCAGTCCAATCATCATTGATATCCGCACCATAAATGACAGGATAAAAGGTCTCATCATGTTTTCTTCCATTCATGATGTCCAGTGCTTTTTCATGTGTTTCGTAGCAGATGGAGTTGGTGTCTGTTCCGGCAGTGGTGATAAGGAAATACAGAGGTTGCATTCTCGCGTCACCCGAACCTTTGGTCATGACATCAAAGAGCTTACGGTTCGGTTGTGTGTGTAGTTCATCAAAGACAACCCCATGAATGTTGAACCCATGCTTGGAGTATGCTTCAGCTGAAAGTACCTGGTAGAAGCTGTTGGTTGGAAGATAGTGAATCCTCTTTTGGGAAGCAAGTATCTTACACCTTCTATTAAGTGCCGGACACATCCTCACCATATCCGCAGCTACTTCAAAGACGATAGAGGCCTGGGCTCTATCTGCTGCACAACCATATATCTCGGCTCTTTGTTCTCCATCCCCACACAAAAGAAAAAGAGCCACTGCTGCAGCAAGCTCAGACTTCCCTTGCTTCTTGGGTATCTCAATGTAGGCGGTATTAAACTGCCGGTATCCGTTTTCCTTAACGACTCCAAAGACATCACGGATGATCTGTTCCTGCCATGGAATAAGCTCAAACTTCTTACCGGCCCAGGTCCCCTTTGTGTGGCTTAAAAGCTGTATGAAGTTTACTGCATAGTCCGCTTTGTCCTTATCATAGTGTGACGTTTCCGCCATGAATCGTGTCGGTACGTATCTGTCTTTTTCTTTCACCAGGTTCACTCCTTTCCCCGTATCAAAAAAGGCATATACGAGAAAAAGAACTAGCCTTAATTCCCTTTCTCCTATACGCCTTATCTTGCCTGTCTTACTTCGATAATCCTGAGAACTGATGCGTAAGCCATCAGCTCCCTCACCGCCTCCTGCCCATTGTAGCCGTGTCCTACGCAGGTGAGGATTTCGTTTCCTTCTAGGGATTCGAAGGTGATGTAGTATTCCCGCATCCTCAAACCTCCTAGAGCTTTATCTTTTTGCCGGTAAGTACATCGACCACCGTTGTGCCTGTGCCAAATGCAGCTCTCATTTCAAACAGCTCTTCTTCGCTTGGCCCTGTGTAGTTCCTGCGGTAGTTTTCTATTGCTTCCATGCTTTCCTTTTCGCATTCTGCTTTGGTGGCTTCAGCGCTCACCAGGTCGCTTACCATCAGAACCTTTTCAAGCATGTCGCTTTGAAGTGCTCTACCTTTGCAGTTTCTTGCGACTCCGTTTTCATCGATGGTAATGTTTCCATCCTTGATGTCCTGGCTTACTCTTTCCAGTTCCTTCTCGGCTTCCTTCTTCCAGTAAGCTCCAAGTGCTCCGCTGAGTTCCTTTTCAAATCTTGTCATGTGCTTTTCCTCCTTTAGGGATGCTCCCCTTTTGTCATGTATATATATCACTCTAAAAGCACACTATATCAACAAATAAGTGTAAGAATATCGCTTATTTATGCGGTTTTCTTGGCATCGGTTTCTGGTGATTTTCCAAGCATATTCTACCCACTTCCGCATCACTCAAGACCCTTATCACCTTCATACTTCCAGTGATAATCCATCGTCCTAGCATCGCCGGAGAAGTCTTGTAGCGGTAGAAGCCATTCACCGGAACCGTGGTCATCATGGCCTTTCTTCCTTTGCCGTTTTTCTCGACTTCGCTCTGATAGTCGATGGCATCGGAGTATTCACATTCACACCACACCTCATCGTCGTGCATGTATTTGATTACCCCATCCTCCTTGATACCGATATGGACAGCAAGCGGGATATCGGACAAATGCCAACCTGGTCGAAACTGCAGCGGGCCAAGCTTTGATTTGACCTTGCCATTTTGAAGTTTCTCACCTTCCTTGGCATCGAGCCACACACCGACAGGAACCTCCTCATTGGAGAGAACATACAGCGGGAACAGCTTGTCACCCTTCTTACGTAGAAGTTTATACGCAATTGCCATAGCCTCTGTCCTTCAGTTCCTTTTCAAGCACTGCCAGGAAGTTCATCCACCCAGGTTTGTCGATGGTCTCGTTTCCATAGCTTGGAGCTTCCTTGATATCCCTTGCCATTACAGCCAAAGAATAGCTGTCGATTTGTTTCAGGTTGCGGTTAATAAACTGCTGCACCAGGGATGGCATATAAGTCTGCCTACCAAGTGAATATCGAACAGCGCAACCGCATACCGTTCCAAAATCTCTATCCAGTTCCATCTTTCATTCTCCCTTCTGCTATCTTGAAATAGCTCTCATCAATTTCGATGCCCACAAAGTCATAGCCAAGCTCCTTGCAGGCAACTCCAGTCGTACCAGAACCCATGAAGGGATCCACGATGAGTGAACCTTTCGGCAGCACTCCCACGATGTTCTTCATCACCTCAAGCGGCATCTGGCAAGGGTGGGCTGTCTTTTCCTTCGACACGTTTTTGACCTGATTCACATTCCACCAGTCATAAAGTTTGCAGGTCTTACCTTCCTTAATCCGTTTTATGATGCGTTTATCGTTCAGGTTCTTGTAGGGTTGCGAAACTTGGCCGAAATTAGGCTTCACGTCGAAGAATGCAACGTCCCTATGTTGTCTACCCGTATTGGAGTTATAGACCCAGCTGCAGACCCTTGTGGGGGTCTTGTTAAGGAATGAAGCGATGGCATAAAGGCTTTCGGGATAATGGATGATGACAAAGGGAACTCCCCTGTCAAATACAACCTGCAGCATCCTTAGATACTCATCCTGGGGTAACCTGTCCTTGTAGGTGGCATAACCATAACCAATGTTGAATGGCACATCGGAGACAAGAATGATATCCCTGTCGCTGTATTTACTTTGCACCTCATCCAGGTGCTTGAGGCAATCGCCACATATCAGTTCCATCATTCTTCTCACTTCCTTCCACGAAAAAAGGAGCCGTTTCCAGCTCCCTTCAAAATCCTTATTTCAATTCCTACTCATAAAGTTCAAAGCCCTTATGGACCACGTCCCTTATGATGTCGTCAAACTCGCAAGCCTTCATCTCATCAATGAACTCCTGCTCACATTCCCTAGGCTCTTCCAGCACCAACTTGCCATCGATGTAGTTGAGGTACTTGAGATTGAGAAGGTCAAAATCAACCTGTATCTCATGTACCTTACCATCACCAAACTCGTAGGTGGTGTAGGCCAAATGGAAGATTCCATCCTCTGGAATCCTTTCAAGTTTTGCGTCCTCATCAAATTCCCTGACAAGGTATCTGTTTACCGCTTTGAGTAAATTACACATCTTCACTCCTTCCAATTCCATGGATGATTCCTAGAATCTTATCCTGCTGTTCCTTTGAAACACCGATACTTTCCAAGGCTTCTCTTGTCCCGCAATCCGGGCAGATGAGCGTCACGCCATCAACTCTTGAAAGTGCCGGGTGCTCACTGTATTCTCTGCCGCAGATCGGGCAGGTCCTTGTAATTCTTTCTTCAGTCTTCATGATTCTCCAGCGCCTCCATGCTGATCTTGAGCGCATCCTTGAGGCGCTCTTCCGTAAATCCGAAATCCTCATAGCCCTGTCTGCATACTTCGTAATAGGACTCGCTTGGAATGCCCAAGGGCCTATCCTCGTGCATTACATACATGAACACCTCAGCATCCATATTCTTCCAAGGCAGTGTCTTCTTGTAGTAGAAGTTCGGGAATCCTTCGTAGCGGTCAAGCCTCTTCTCATCCCCTTCAGTGATCTTCCATACCGCAACAGGTACAGTCCCGTTCTTTTTCTTCACCACCGTAAGGTAGGCCCCTGTCTTGCTTCCCCTGAACTGGAGCTCATAGTTGATGAGGACCCAGTCCCTTACAAGCTTTGCACCGGGGCATCTTCGCAGCATCTGTCTGGTGTTGAGGTTGCTTCCATAAGCGACGTAATACTTCATATCTTTTTTCTCCTTTGTCTTGAGGGCACACTTCTTTACCCTTCTACCACCTTAAGGCCCGTATGTGGGCCAGGCAGTAGGAGGATAAGGAACTGTGTCCTTAGCCTGCCATTCTGAATGCTGCGTTTCCGCTGAGTCTTCTTGTAAGCACCTCTCTTGCGGTCTTAAACTCCTCGCCAATGAATCCCATCCTGAGAAGCCATGTTCTCATCGCGTACTTTGGATTTTCGTTCTGCTGGGGCTTGGCGCTTGCAAACTTTACATCCTTGGCCAATTGGCTGAGTGCCAGGCAAAGCTGGATGTAAGCCTTGAGCTGACCTGCGTGGAGGCCGTTCTGCTTTCCATCAGCCGGTGCGTCGAACTGGAAGAGGCGGAACTCGACCGTACCTTTTGTGAAGGTCGCATGGTAGTTGAGCATGTGGTAGCGGCTTTCGTTGTAATGGTGGCTTCTTCCGTAGTCGGCATCCTGTGTTCCGTACCAGATGTCTGCGAGCGTTGCCATATCCTGCGGCTTCTTCTTGTTGAGCTGTTTTAAGAAGTTTGGATCGACCGTTCTGCAGTAACGGCTCATTCTGTAGCGGTCAAGGTCGAGCGCCTCGGCTATCAGGCTTTCGTGTGAAGCCATGATATTGGCGAGGTTTCTTAAACTCTGCGCTGTGTGGCCTTTGGCGCCTACGTGAATGTGGACACCACATGTGCGAGTTGCATCGGACCTTGCCCCTGCCCTTCTAAGGCGTCTTACCAGCTCCTGTAATGTCTCCATGTCAGCGTAGGTAAGGATTGGCGTTACCATTTCGCACTTTTGGGAATCAGGTCCGGCGATGCTGACGTCTCTTTGGAATTTCCATTCCCTACCCTGTGCATCCCAAGCGCTCCAGGTGAAGTACCCGTTTCTTCTTGCGGTGTCTTCGTACCTTCCAGTTCCGAAGTATTCAGCCGCCACTCTTGCGGCATCCCTGCGGGTGATGTTGTTCATCTCGACTTCAACTCCGATTGTCTGCTTTTTTGCTTCTTCCATGTTTGCCATGTTCTTACTCTCCTTTGTTCTTTTGTCGTGTATATATATCACTCTGATCAAAGGTAATAGCAAGTTATAAAGTGTAGATAATTCCTTATATTTTAAGGAGTTATTTGTTAAAGAAATTACGCATATTTAAGCCAAAATCCAGTACTTCAAGCACAAAAACGGAGAGCAGTATCTGCAGCCTATCTGACTGGAAATACACTCTCCGTTTAGGGGACTTTGTATGCCTTCAATATTGCCAAGACATACGATGTATTTCCATTATAGACCACTATTCAAGTTTTGCCCTGTTAAAGTTTCACCAAGAACACAGGTGGGTTATCATAGATGGAATAATCCCTGCAGCTTATTCCAGGCACTGCCTTTTCAGACAGGGCAAAATCATAGACAGGTGCATCATCCGCTGTCAGACCCAGGAAGCAATCATCAAGCCCTTCCAGAAGTTTGACCTCATCTCCATAAGCATGGTCCATCAAGTATTCAAGAACTGTCTGTTCTTCATAATCCTTCGGGTAAAAGATAACAGGTGCCGTGCTTCCAAAGTAGGGAACCGCCCGGATGGTATTGTAGTCAATCCACTCCATAGCCTCGATGTCATCCTCAAACCCTTCCTTTTCTACCAGCCACTGCACCATCAGGTCGTAGTCGTAGACAGCACGCTTATCAGTCGTTACACCAACCAGCGCATCATCGTAGGAATAATCAGAAAGGAACATCGTCCCCTCATATCCGTTTTTTAATAGTTTTTCTTCTGCGTTCATGCTCTCCTCCAATCAAAAAGGAGAGCTCTCCCGTCACTCTCCCGATATCTTTCTTACTTGGTCTTCACCATAAATGACATTCAGATGACTGCCGTTGTCCCAGGCAACCATGATGCTGCCGGTATCATCAACACAAAGGACGGTGCCTTTTGTGCCAATCGGCGGAGCCTGTACATCGTCCATCTTCTCAAGTTCAATGCGGGTGCCCTTTGGATAGCGCATCCTCATTTCTTCGACCTGTCTTAAACTTGGAAACTTCATCTTATGCTTCCTCCTTCTTTGTCTTGAAGGCAGCAGAGCCTTCGAGGTTTTCAAGAAGAATCTTACGGGTCAGCTTGTACTCATCGCCAATGAACCCAAGACGAAGAAGGAAACATCTGAATGCGTACTTCTCGTTCTCGACCGTTCTTTCCTTGCCCAGGATTCTCTTTTGCTCCCTTGCCATCTTTGTGATGGCTGTGATGAACTGCGTGTAGGCATTGAAGTGGTCGCTGTCAATAAGCTCGAACCATGGGAAGCTTACCTTCTCATCGTCAACCACAATCTCAAGGCTCTCGGCTTTGAATGCCTTTTTCATAAGGGATCCTTTTCCTTCCACCAGGTACTTCAGATTTTCCAGGGTACGCTCATCGTACATGGACTTGGGGAAGCTGATGCAGAGTCTGTTGGCTTCCGCTTCTTCTTCCATTTCCTCTTCGATCAGCACTTCCTCTTCTTCGACTTCTTCATCCTCGGTAGTGGTGAATCCCTCAGCCTTGATGGCTTCAAGAAGTCCAGCTGTTCTTTCATCATCCTCGTCCCAGGAAAGCGAACCGTCTTTATTCACAGTGTAGTTTCCGATGCTGTACGCAAAGCTTGGTGCACCCAGGTATCTGGATTCAACTCCAAGGTGTGAGCTTATAAGCTTCACCAGTTTTTTCCTTGTGTCTCCACTTACATTAAAATGTTTAATCATAAGAATTTAACCTCCTTCATTGGCAGTTACATATTCCCTCTGGTGTGCCTTAATAGCAAGTCAATAAGAGCACATATAACCACCAATCTTTGGAGAAAACAATCGTGCTATTTTAACGCCTCAAGGAGTATGTCGAGCTTTTCTCTGTACACCTCCACTTGGTGAAGATAGAGAGGAATCTGATTCTCCCCATAATCCAGATACAGGTCGGCGTCATCAGCCGATATGCTGTATCTGCCATCCTTATACTCCCAGCTTAATGCCGGAAGCTCTGGATGCTTGGGAAGTTCAGGTACCATACCAATTACGATGGACTTGTATTCATCGGAAGTTTCACTTCCTGTCTGACAACCGGTTGAGACGATCAAGACGCTCATCAGGACCACTAGGGGCAGGAACACTCTCAGGCTCCTTCTTCTTTTCGATGGTTCTGATATCTTCCTGGACGCTCTCCAGCTTTTCCATTTGTGTTTCATAGCTTTTAGCCTTTGCAGCGTTATCCGCTGCCTTCTTCTTTTCACTCTTCAGTCTTGAAGAAAGAAAAGAGATCACTGCGATGAAAAATGCCGCCAAAGCGGATGCCCCGGCAGCAATGTACTTAGTGAACTTGTTTTCCATTCACTTTTCTCCATATATACAATCCAGGCCCTCCCGTAAAGGAGATGGAACCAGGAGG